CTCTGACTGGCAGTATGTGACCACAGGCATGATGGCACAGAAGACACCGGAGCAGGCACGTGAAGTCTGGGCTGCTGGCAAAAGCGGTGGTAAGATCACCATGGGCACTGTGATTTGGTTTTTGAAACAACGCCACGGTGCGGACTGCTTGCGTGTGAGCCACACAGATGCATTGGCCACGTACCAAGCAGAACTGGCAGAACTGGAGCAGCTAGAACACATGATTCGACAAAGAAAGAAAAACACATGAGCAAGATACAAATAGAAGACCTGTCCGCAGAGCAGTTGGACTTGTTGCAGGCGCAGATACTCACTGCCCGGCAAAGCCTGCAGTTGGTACTGCCGGATCAGACACCTAGAGGTGCAGGACGGCCCACACGTGACAACACAGATGCCCTGCTCAAACACTACAGCATTCGCATCAGGCACAATGAAATGACCAAGGAAATGGACATTGACATTCCCACAGAACACTTTTCCACGGACACAGCAATGAATGCCAAACTGGCACACATCAAGAGTCTGGCTCGCAGGCATGATCTCAATCCATCAGACATATTTGAACACATGACCAAGATAGCCAATGAGTGTAGCTATCACCCGGTGCGTGACTGGCTGGACAGCTTGACCTGGGACGGTGTTGACAGACTACCCAATTACTACAATTCTGTGAAGTTAGCAACAGATAACCCCATGAAGCACACAATCATGCGCAAATGGGCACTAAGCCTGGTGGCAGCCCTGTATCATCCCAACTTCTCCTGTGAGGGTGTGCTGACATTCACAGGCAGTCAAGGACAAGGCAAGACCATCTGGGTGGAAGAACTGATCCCAAGACAATTTCACAACATCTGGAACAAGGACGCTGTGATCATTGACACCAAGAACAAAGACGCACTGACCAAGGCCCTGGGCTACTGGATAACAGAACTGGGTGAAATTGACGCCACGTTCAGGCGCAGTGACATTGAAGCACTCAAGGCGTTTATCACAGAAAAGGTTGATGTGATCCGTCCGCCCTATGAACGCACTGCCAACAAGTATCCCCGACGCACGGTGTTCTATGCCACAGTGAATGAGCAGGAGTTTTTGCAGGATCGTGAGAATCGACGCTTTTGGGTGCTGCAGGTGGCAGGATTTGATCTGGGAGGGATTGATCCTGCTCAGTTCTGGGCACAGATGCGTGTGATGTATGATCAAGTGGCACCGCTAATTGTGACCGGAGCAGATCGCAGAGCCAATGGGGAATGGGGTTGGTTTATGAGTCCAGACGAGCGTGGCCAAATGCAGAACCTACAGGGCATACACCGAGCAGTAGAGCCAGTGGAAGAGACTCTAAGTTCAAGAATAACCTACAATGCTCTGGCTCGACACAACAATCTAGGCGAATGGCTCAACGTGACAGAAATACTCAAACGCTGTGGCTGGTACACAATCAGCAAGCGGGATACCAATATTGGAGCCAGATGGCTGCGGCAGCAGGGCTTTGAAGCCAATCGCAACAAGCAGTACTGCGTGATCATTGCCATTGCTGATGCCCCTTATGAGTATCGCACAGTGACAAAACGCACAACAGACCCTGAACGCGACTAACAGATAGTAGCAACCAAATAGATAGTTTTTGACGATTTTTGCGTCTAGCGATACCGCAAGAGGCTGTGCGACTACTAATACTATAAACAGTTACTTTAAAAGTTATTTTTAATATATTATACACATATAGCACCCACTACAAAAGTAGCTGTTAGTAGTGGCAACAACAAACAAAAGGACAACAATGGCAAGACCCCATAACATACCAACAGGACCCAGACCCCAGATGTGGATCACAGGCCCAGACGTGACAACACATGAACAGTATCGTGCATTTGTACAGTGCCGTAATCAAGCACGTTTTAGATCAGAACCCTGGGAACTCACATTTGATCAATGGTGCGAGCACTGGGCAGGACGCTGGCACTTGCGTGGCAGAACAGCTGACTCACTGTGTATCACCCGACGTGACTGTGCAGGTGCCTGGAGTGATCACAACGTGATTGTGATCACCAGAACCAGTCATGGTGCCAGAAAGCGTGGTACTCAACGCAGCAGGGGTGAAGGACCCGCCAACGTTGTGTTGGATGACTCCTGGGCGGCCCAGTCGTGAGCACAGGCGTTCAAACTCTGCCAAGCACTCATCTGGTATGCGTCGCTCCACATGTGTGACAGTGGGCACCCATTCGTTGGATCGTAGACTGGGCTGTGTGCGATCCAGTCTGCGGCGATATACTTGGCTGGTAATGGTGCGTTTCATTGAGATATTTAACCAGGGAGTAAATACTGGATGAGAACAGCACTACCACAAGCAGGATCAATCTCGCGATCAGGCACAACAAAAACGGCGCATATAATGATACCTGCGGCCTGGTGGGTCATGACCTATCAAGGACAGGTGTGCCAAATCAAAGACACTGACCAGTATCGGGACGAGCATCATCGCTATCGTCGCAATGGTTGGACCAGTGAAACCACAGCTAGAACACAAGCTGCCAAACTGAATGAAATATTTCGCACTGAAGAGTTTGGTGTGTTACAAGTACAAGGTGGATGATATGGGTCAAGCTAGACAACGTGCCAAAGAGATAGAACAACTAAAGAAATGGGGCAGGCTGATTGACACACCAAGACCCGCCCAGCCTGTGTTTGTGCGAGTGGGAGACCAAGTGTGGATGATTACCAACGCGGAGTTTGCGGACTGGGTGAATGCGGCACACCGGATCACACAGCCTGATGCGGCTCAAAAAGAGTTAGCCCGGCTGGCTTTGATCGCTGAACGGTCAGGAGTGAAGGAAGCGGAGTGCCAGCAATGGTTTGGTTATCAACTCAAGGTCTACGCTGACGCAGTGTTAAACAAACCTATGTCAAAACCCATCATAATGGCTCAATCGCATAAGTAATCATATGTCAACGGAAACTCAATCAGAAAAACCCGCCCGCAAAAAAGGTCCCAAGGTGTCTAGTCGTGGTGGCTACCGTCCAGGTTCTGGCAGACCCAAAGGTTCAACCACCAAGGTCACTCTGGACGACCTTATGGCCAACATTGAACTGGCAGCAGGCAAAAGCTACGGTGAACTGTTGGCACACAACTATGTGGGTGCCATATCAAGATCTGACTGGCAAGGCGTGAGAGACTACGACAAAGCGTTCATGAACAAGCTGATTGCTGAAAAGGTCGAAATAGATGTGAACTCCACAGAAGACGTTGTGGCCACCAAACAAGCAGCCTTCACAGCGGCCTTGGCCAAGCTAAACGAAATTGCGTCAAACACTAAATAAACACATGCCAAAGAAAAACGTCAAACTCAGTGTCAAGCGTGGTGAGAAACTGCCTGTCAGCAAAGGCGCAGGTTTGACAGCCAAGGGTCGTGCCAAGTACAATCGTGAGACAGGCTCGAACCTAAAGGCGCCTACCGCAACAGGCCCACGCCATGACAGTTTCTGTGCTAGATCAAAGAGCTGGACAGGTCCGCGTGGTCGGGCCGCTCGATCAAGATGGAAGTGTTGACATGAAAGAGAAACCTGGATTGTATGCCAACATCAGAGCCAAGCGTGAGCGTATCGCGGCAGGCTCAAAGGAACGCATGAGAAAGACAGGCTCTAAAGGTGCACCCACCGCAGAAGCCTTTCGCAAGAGTGCCCTCACAGTGAAGAAACCTGGATCAAAAGGAAAAACAAAATGATGAAAAGTCTACCCCAGCGTGGCGCAAGAACAGCTGCCAATGCAAAGAAAAAAACAACCCGAGCAGCAGCTGGTGCCAAGCCAGACTTCATGGATGTAAATAAAAATGGCAATCGCAAAGAAAGCATGAAAGCTGCCTTGGCCTCCAAATCAAAAGGAAAAACAAAATGATGAGACCCAACTCTAAAACACAAATGGATCAAGGTCTAGGCTTTGATGGTGCCGGCCGTGAATCCACAGGCTCAGTGCGCGGTGGTGTGCATGTGAACAAGTGGTCTGGACACATGAACGATGGCCGCTTGGTCAACAAAGGTCGTGGTCCCACAGTGGGCAACAATGGCATGTGCGACACGCCAAAGAACCTTGGTGCCTCAGTGACCAAAGACGCAGACCGTAGACCACCAACAGCAGCCACACCTGCTGTGCCCAAGCAAGGTTCAGTTCGAGACAACATCAACCGTGGAGCACAAGTACGTGGCTCAGGAATGACAGCAGTGAAGAAGCCTTCAAACCCTGATTCAATTCGCGTTGGGCAGAGTGGCGGCACCAGTTATGGCGCAGTCACAAAAGGTAGCCGTCCAGTGGCAGCAGGCTCCACTGGCGGCATCAACTACGGCCCCAAGAGCCAATACTAAGGATTGACCATGAGCGTGCCTTTTTCCCCCATTGGTCGTAGTATCATTGCCCCATACACAGATGATTCCACAGACACCAGCATTACCATTACTCCTGGATCAGCAGGCTTGCCCAATGTGCTTTACTGTGTGAATGTGGACACAGCCAATGTGGTTGTGGTCAATACCAGCTTTGACGCACTAGACACCAATGCTTCCATACCAACATCTGGTGCCAATGGTATCGGCGTTGTGATTGGACCCTCCAGCACAGCAATGATTCGACTACCACAGGTGCCTTATGTTCAAGGCAACCTTTATGTGTCAGTGGCAGGTGATTCAGCCACAGGCAATGTGTTTATTACTCCAGGAGTGCTATAATGCCAACCCTAATTACCGCCGCACTAGAGACTGTGGTCAACACAGGCAGTCAGAATCTCTACACCATTACCACTGTGGCTACCACACCTGGCATCAATCCAGGCAACGTTGTGATAGCCAACACAGCTGGCGGATTTACTACCAACAGTTTCCGTTCATACCGTGTGGGTGACACTGTGACAGTATCTGGCAGTCAAGGTGGCACAGGTTCAATCACTGGCTACACTGATCCCACCACCTATTACATTATAGGAACCAATCAGTCCAGCAACTTTGTGTTGAGTACTACTCCTACAGGAGCCAATGTGATCACTGTGGCAGGAAGCACAACAGGCATGAGCTTTGTGGCGTCAGGCACTGTGTTTCCTCCTGTGACAGGTGCCACACAATTCAACACAGTGACATCACCACAACAGGTGGTGTTCTCAGCAATCACTGCCAATGTAGGCACTGCCATCACTGCCAATGTCACAACAGGTGTGTTTGGACTGGCCAACGTTGCCAACATTGCTTATCAGTTGAATGGTTATGTTGAAGTCACTTCAGTGCCTGCCACATACGGTTGGGTCAACACTGACACCAATGCCGCTGTTGGACCAACTGCACCCGCAGGCATACCGCTGAGCACTACCTTTCTAAATCCCACAGCCAACACAGTGAATGTGGCCTTGAGAGTCAGCACCCTGGATGGTTCACCATTTAGACTGCCAGCACAGATTCAAGCAGCCGCTGCCACTGTGAGTCAAGTATCAGGCTACACAGTAGCATAAGGAAACAACAATGAGATTATCAACCAAAAACATGCAGGCCAAGCCCATCAACCAGTCACGTGGACCCACAACAGGCAACCACAACACAGGATCTAAACGTGCTGACGCAATGGCTGAGAAAGCCAAATCAGGATCAGACAAGTCAGCACTGGCCAGCATGGTCACTGACGCTGTGGCTCGTCGCGGTGAACTCATGCGTGGTGTGCGTGATCCAGCTGTGGAGCCAATCAAGGCCACAGTGAATGTTGGTCGTGGACCCACCAAGGGCAACGCTGCCAAGCAACAGAAATCAGCTGCTGCACGTCGAGGTGCTGTAGGCGCCAGCTCTGGTTACTAAATAACCCTACACACTAGAACAGGATGGTCCTGTTCTAGCGATTGATTTGTTTTGAAAAAGGATACGACATGAACAAACGCCCCGCCCCCGTGGCTGACCTAAACATCTGGGATGACGCTGTAGACACTGTGTCACCAGTTGAGCCAGAAGCAAAATCCCCCAAGTTGAAAAAACCGTCAGCACCCCCTGCGCCAGAACGAGACTTTGATCTAGAAGGTCTCATGACTGACTTTCCTACAGCACGTGACCTTGAACGCTTTGTGTATGATGAAACAGGCATTGTGCTGAACCTAAAAGGTCGTGCCAACCGGCTGAAGTATCAAGTGGCCATGGATACCCTGAATGGTGTGAATGTGGAAGAAAAATACATTGGCCGGGACAATCCATATCTAGACAAAACAGACATGGTGCCGGAAGATCCCTTGAAAGAATTGCCACCCCGCGACCCTGCCATTCCAGGTCGTGAAGATCTACAGAACGAATTCTTCACTGCGTTTGTGCCACACTCGGATGCAGAGTATCATTCACAAGGTCGCAAGATGCATTGTGTGTTCAAGAAGTACAAGAACGGCATGATTACCTATGAAGTGATTGGTCCCATTGAACCCAGAGCACATGGTGAAAAGATTGACAAGTGGGGCAAGTTACGCCCTGAGATCATTCGCTGGGTTGACCCCAGAACAGGTGAACAAATTGTGCAACGCAGTGATGGATCATTCACTCCCATTGGTCGCAGACTCAAGGCCATGATGCAGACATTCCGCTACAACACCAGCAACCAATGGGTCAAGTATGTGGACAGAGACTTTATATCACTCAATCACAAGGCAGCTATCAATCCTTGGGAACTGGACACATAATGGGCCACATACATCCTGCCATTAGAGACGGTCAGATACATGCGGCTGTGGAAGCACGGCGTGCGGATGAAACCAAGATCATGCAAAAGGTCAATGCTGTGAACCGTGAAGCGTTTACACAACGCTTTCCCAATCAGATAGAACACCACATGCGACTCATAAGTGAACGCTTGCAGGCCTGTTTAACCAAGCCCCCGAC